CCCACCGCTACTACAGGTCTAGATGGGACCACTTACAAGTTCTGGGTAGAAGAACATACACCGACAGCAGCAATTACGATTGCTGCCGGAAGTGCGATTATTTTCGGCAAGGTCAACGAAACTGAAGTTGATACTGGCGATGATGGTCCGGGTTCTTCAGCCGCAACTGGTGTATCCAATGTCATTCTTGGCACTTCGGCACATAAAGGCGATTTTATTGAATTGTCTTTTAGTGCGGGAGCATATTGGATGTTTGGTCAATCAGCTGCCGATGGTGCAGTTACAACATCATAATCCTAACAAGGGTTGACAGTTTTTGTTCACTGTAGGGGTGAGTCGTATAAAGGGCTTACCCCTGAAGAACAAGGTGGCTAGAGGGTCATACTTCTTTCCACCACTAAGTGAAATGCTTACTATGGATAATATTAGTAATTTTGTTAATGCTGTATTGCTTGGGGAATCGTCCTAAGTGGTACGAAACTAGAGAGGAATAGTGATGCCGTACGGAGAAGGACAAGCATACAATCAAGAAGAATTCTCAGGTATGTTTGGAGAAAAACAGGGATATGACAATGGTGGAGTACAAGAAGAACAAGGTGGCTTAGGTCAACTGTTGCTTATGATTCTTATGAAAGCCCTAGGTGGTGGTGGTCAAGGTGGTCAAATGATGGGACAAGCACCTATGCAACCGCCCGCAATGGCTCCCGGTGGACCAGTACCACCTGCGATGGCTCGACCTCAGCTACCACAGGGACCAATACAAGGACCACCTAATCCACTTCAGAGTCCACTTGGTCCACGTGTGGGACCGACTCCCCCCGGTGGAATGCCAAGGGGAATGCCACCTGCGATGCCGCAAGGTCCACAGATGATGCCGCAAGGCGGTCGTGGTAATCCACTACAGGCTCTTATGGGTCTGCTTGGTGGCGGTCGATGAAAATATCTGGTATTTGTTCATCACACGGATATTATAAAGGAGAATATTGCTCTAAGTGTAGGCAGGAAATAAGTAAAATTGTACCGTATGGGTTTGTAAGAACAGAAAGAGGCAAGCGTACTGATATTGAATTTCGCTCTGAGTCGCTGGAGGATAACATGAGAAGATATGGAAGGGATATATAATGCCGAGGAAAGGTAGGACCACTAAGTATGGTGGCAAGACTAAAAAACATAAAACTGCTAAAGCCGCCAAGAAATATAGTGCCAAAATGAAGAAAAAGAAGGGGTACTAATGGCTGCAGGTGCGGGAGTATCTTCTGGAGTAGATAGTTTGCTAAATTTTCTTTATGCACAGTGGGAGAAAGCAGGCAACTTACCTCAAGTGCAAAATGCATCCCAAAAAATAAAGGAAATACTTAATGCTAATAAAGACAAAGATTTTATTAAACGTATTTTAAACCCAAAGTTAAATAAGGGCAGAGAAGTACAAATAGCAGGTGAGCCAGAAAAGCTTTCTCATTATATGATGCAAGTTGATAATTTAGTTATTCCTCAGGTAGTTGATAAAGGAGAAAAGGTCAAAGGCAAGTCAATGCTTTCTTTTCTTACAGAACAAGATGCTTATGATTATGCATTAAGAACTGGTGAATATATACAACTGCCTAGCGAACAAGATGCTTTGTGGTTTTCTAAGAATTATAAACAATATTGGGGAGAGGGATATTAGTGGCTAACGAATTAAGAATTGAAGCTCAGTTAGAATATAGTAAGAGCGGTGTTAAAGATAGCAAGCGTGACTCTGCTTATGTCGATGTGTCTGGCGAGTCGTATAATAAGACTATACAGGTCATAGGTACTAGCAATGAACAGATAAGTGTTGCATCTGATATTGGAACTTATGGGTATATGTTTTTTAAGAATTTAGATTCAAGTAATTATATTGAGATTGCGGATGAAGATGATACTAACTACTTCTGTAAGTTGAAAGCGGGAGAGTTTGCTATGTTTCGTGCCGCAGATGCTGACTATTGGGCTAGGGCTAATACAGCGAGTTGTAATTTAGAAGTAGTAGTGGTTGAAGATTAATGGCAACCTTTCAAGTACAAGTTGAAGATATGGTTGGTACGGTTGGTGGCTCTTCAAGCGATACGACTGCATTAACTTCATTTTTGACGGACGGAGCAAAGGAACTTATTAATATGATGCCACCCAATCTTCTTATGTTGTGTGCATCTGAAGTAACGCTTACGCCACAGGCCGTTGGCAGTGAAAGCTCTGCCTCCACGTTAAATACGGGAAAGGTTTTTAATGTGAGACGTAATGATGGTACTATTGACCAGCCATGTAGATTAATTCCAGCAAGATTCAAGGGTCGTGCGTCCGATAGCGATGAATTGGATTATGCTACTGCTACAGACCCTATATATTATATTGAGAGTAATTATCTCAATATATTACCGTCATCCTCTTCCGCGGTAGGAAAATATTCTGAAGTTCAGTACCCAGCCGTTGCGTATGGCGACAGTGCGATTGCTAACTTTCCAGATGAGTTGGAATATATTGTTGTATTGTATGCCGCAGTTAAGGGAATGGAAAGAATTATAACAGATATTATGGGCACTGACGAGGATATTGAACTTGGCAATGCAAGAAAAGACCAGTATAACTGGCTTGTTGGGCAATACGGAAAAGCTGTACAAGCTATGACGAGCGCATAGGATGACATTTAAACAAATATTATCTCGCATTCGTAAAGTACATCCTGATGCCGGAGAGACTTACGTGAAAGCTCTTGTCAATGATGCTTTGTTAGAACTAAGAAAATATAAAGTATCGAGGCAATACGATAAGATTAGTACGGTTTCAGACCAGAGATGGTATAATATAGGTGATAGAAATTCAGATTTTAAAGTCGATAAGATTTATGCTGTTTACTATAAAGACGGTGATGGCACATATAGAAAAATTCCACGATTACTGGATTATGACAGATTAATTAATATGGATGAGAAATAATGGCTTATACTTATCCAGAAGATTATTTATCTTGGTATATTGTAGGAGACAGGTTAGCCTTAGTGACAAGTAAGAATACTTCGGCTAATAATCTGTATGAAGCAATAGACGAGACTCAAGATGATGGTTTATTAATAGAATACAGTTCACAGCCTAATGAAGTAGTGAACCTATCGGATGTTCCAGATTGTGATGATACATTACATACTGCTCTGGTTGATTATATTAAGTGGAAACTATATGACGATAGAGCAGATGAGGCATCTATGATACAGGGAGACAAATTTCGCCGCCGTTGGAGACGTTCATTGCGTCTAGACGCAGGCAGGGACAAAATAGGAGGATTAAGGCAGATTGCACCTTATCCACTAGCATGATATGCCCACGTCAGTATTCTCGGGCAGTAAGGCATACATAAAACAAGGAGATAATAATGGCAGCAAATATTCATAAATATACAGTTGTAGAACAGGGCAATATTACATTAGGGCAGACGGGAGTTGCATTCTTGGCGGATACCTCCACATATACGCCACCGGGTAATATGAAAGTGATAGCAATTCAGTTTACAGAAGATACTTTGTTTGATTCTAGTGATGCTACAACTGCTGATTCGGATTGGCCCACTGATGCACAGGGCGGACCGGGTACCAACAGTGATGCTATCAATCAGACTACCATGCCACAGGGTATGACAATCTACGGTAGGTGGAGTACGGTGGCATTTGATTCTGGCTCTGCATTTCTATACTTAGGACCTTAAATTATGCCTCGTTTAGGTACAAAATTAGGTATTGCACAGGCAGTGCATCAAATGGCACGTCTTGCAAGAGATATGTGGAATTCTATATCTCTGAATGATGTGTGGGAAAAAGAACAGAGAAAGTGGGAAGATATTGTTTAAAGGATTGTATCGCAACCATGTCAATTTGTTTCGGGCGGTAAGTTGCGAGATTTAACAAGGAAACTATAAAGGGGTAATAAATTATGGCGAAATTAACAGGGCAAACTATAGCCTCTAGTTATGACCAATTACTTATTGTCAATCATGCTGATGGAATTAGTTCGTCTTTACAGGCGGTAGAAAGTGGTGATACTGGTGGCAGTGCGGCGGCTTTGCAAATATCAACAGTAGCGGCCGCTATTGATAACCCAACTGCAAGCAGTGCAACTCAAGGTGGGAAATTAACTCTTTTTTGTGATGATGGTGCAGTTATGGCATCAGGTCACAGGCTTGGTGTTATTGAGTTTGGCGGTGCGGAAGATACTAGTAGCAATATAACTACTGGTGCACGGATTGAGGCACTTTGTGATGCTACGTGGTCAGATACCGAAAATGGTGCTGATATGGTATTCTATACTACCGATGGAGATGCTTCTCAATCAGAAGTAATGAGACTAACAGCCGATGCTGGTACTTTATTCAGTAAGACGGTTACAGCCGGTGTTGATGATACTGGAGTTGATGTACGGGTTTATAGTGCAACTGCTTCTGAGGGATTATTCTACGATGCATCAGAGGATGAGTTTGGGCTTTTGCTTACTACTAAGTTAAAGTTTCATGATATTGGTGGCGGTGAAGAAATTTATGCTTCATCCAACGGACACTTGGAAGTAAATGCTGGTACTACTCTTGATATTACAGCACCTACAGTAGATATTAATGCAGCCACTCTAGTGCAAGTTGACGGTGCAATAGGTGTTGGAACAAATGGGACCGGACACGATGTTCAATTTTTTGGAGCAACTAGTGGCCAGCATATGCTGTGGGACCAAAGTGCAGACGAGTTAGTGTTGGCAGGAGATAGTAAACTTTCCTTTCATGATGCGGCAGGTGGTGAAAATATTATTGCCTCAGCTAATGGACATCTAGAGGTTAATTCTGGAACTACATTAGATATGAC